TTAGCGGGGCCGGTGCGGCGCCCGCGCAGGTGCTGACGGAGCAGATTGACCGCCTCATTCGCGAAATGTACCGAATGAGCGGCATTGATTCCGTGATTGGCGTACAATCGGCGAAATCTGGTGTCGCACGTCAGTGGGATTTTGAACGGACGAATCAGCGGCTCGTCGACTTTGCCATTCAGAGCGAGGAGGCAGAGAAAGCCATCATTGCGCTCTATGAGGCATGGACAGGCGAGACGATCGGCTACATCTGCGAATATCCGCGCGACTTCAAAATTTCGGATGTGACGGAAGGGCTTGCACAGGCGCAAGCGGCGCTCGATCTTGGTTTTGAGAGCAAGACGTACCAGGTAGAGGTGGCGCGTAAAGTCCTTGAGGCGTACCTGCCGAATCTCGAGCCTGTGGCATACGATGCGATCATCAGAGAGCTTGAGGCGGCGGCCGCTGTCATAGAGCAGACACAGACCTACGGAGATGACGATGAAACGGACGGCGACACAGACAGAGATAGAGGCGTTTGAGCGGCGCATCCGTGAGCTGATGGCAGAGGGCTACGGCGTCCGGTTTGCCGTGTATCAGGCATACAAAGAGCACCCTGTGATGCAAACCCTGCAAAGGGAGGTAGCCGCACAGATACGGGCGGAGGCTGAGCGTGGATACGGAGATTCACTGCCGCAGGGGATTACAGACAGGCTCTTTACACACTCTTGGACACCTGACGGGCTGACACTCTCAGAGCGTACGACGCACGCCTCCATCCTTGTGCGGGAGATGGTTGCGCGGACGATCTCGGAGCAGATCAAAAAGAGTGCCTCGTACCGACAGGCGAGTCTTGCGATATTTGACGGATACAGGCAGGGCGGCATTATCCCCGTGCAGGATGTACCGAAATACCTTGCTGAGACAACGGCAATAGCACGACATGCAAGTATCCCGCGTGATGAAATACTGAAAATGCTAAAACCCATCCGCCGGCAGATCGAAAAGGGAACGACGGCGGGAATGCGTGCAGCATATTCGCAGCTCGTCGATGCGCTGGAAGATCAAAACGAAAAGGCGCTGAATAAAGCGATATATGCTGCCACGCAGGAGCGGACGCGCTACTTTGCGGATCGCATCGCGCGGACGGAGATGGCGCGGGCGTACCAAGACGGTTTTTTGCTCAAGTGGGACAATAACGATGACTGCGTCGCCTATCAGTGGAAGCTGTCGGGACGGCATCCGCGTTATGACATCTGCGATCTATACGCCAAGGCAAATCTCTACGGCATGGGGGCGGGTGTGTTCCCGAAGGACAAGGTGCCGCGTCTTCCCGCCCATCCGCATTGCATGTGCTTTCTCAAGCCCGTTATTCGCGGGATGATCGACAACGAAACGCCGATTGACCGCATTGAGGAGGGCGGCAGAGAGTATCTTGACAGCGTCGATCTGCACCACCGGCAGATGCTCCTCGGTGTGCACGGCGTCAAAGACGTGATGGGCGGAAAGGTCAGCTGGACGCAGAAAGCACGCGGATACGGCGGTAAAAAAATTGACAGCAGACTATCGCCAAACGAGTCACAAAGTGATATACTGAAAAAAAAGACATTCGAGGAGCTCCAAGCATACATCGGGAAGCTGGATAATAAAACGGTGCGTGAGTGGTACATCTATCAAAGTGAGTGGATCCACTCTCAGATAAGTACCGAACTCCCGATCGAGGAACGAGCACGGCAAGCGTTTGAACTGCGCAACCAGTACCGACGCCAAGCACGCGACTTGATGGCAGATCAGGAGCTCAGAGAACGCCTCGATCGCGAGAAACCGATGAGAGAGTGGGAATCCATTGTCGCAGATAAAATGCGTAGGAAGGGAATGAGCAGGCAGGAAGCGGTCGAGGACATTTATAGAACCGCGATCAAGAGCAATGAGGGCGTAAATAAGAAGCTCGGATTGGAGTGAGGAAGATGCGTAAGGAATACAAATACTCGTATACGATCTGCAACTATTTTGCGCCTGAGTGGTTTGACAAGCAGTGCGCAGCAATAGAAAAGCATATTCCGGGCCTGAAAAAACACGATCTCCTCGAGGACGTTGACGGGAGCCAGTATCAAAAGTACGATCATCCTCAAGGAGAAATCGAGGTCGCCAACGACTATGAGGTCGGCGCGCTGTACGTTGATTCCGATTTCGATATAGAACCCTATTTTTCCTAAGCTAAAAAAAGCACTTGCAAAACTGCAGGTGCTTTTTTCATGCCCTCCGTGCTTGACGGCAGGGCATTTTTTATGCGCGGGATTGAGACCCGCAAGGCTATTTGCACAGGAGGCAGACAACATGGAACTCAAAGAGGTATATGCAGCACTGGAGGCTGCGGAAAATGGCGCGGCGATGGTAGAGACCATCAAAAGCGAGCTGGCGGGCGTCCGAAAGGAGGCGGCAGATGCACGCATCGCCAAGAACAAGACAGAGGAGGCGCTGACTGCGCTCAAGACGGAGCATGGGGCTCTTGCAGAGAAGCACAAAGAGCTGGAGACGCAGCTCGGCGCAGCGCGGCAAGAGGGTGCAGGTGCACAGACCGAGATGCAGAAGCTGCAGGGGCAGATCGCAGATCTTGCCAAGAAGTATGAGGCCGCAGAGACGGCACGCAAGACCGCAGAGGAAAAGCGTGTGCAGGCAGACATCATGGCGCAGACGGTTGACGCTCTCACCAAGAGCAACGCCGTCGACCCGCAGGAGTTCGCAAAACTCATTGCGCCCTCCATCAAAGTCGCTGAGGATGGCACATACAGCTATACCAAGGCAGACGGCACACAGGGCAGCATCGCCGATGGCGCGACGGAGTGGCTCGCGGGTAAGGCGTGGGCGGTCAAGGATACGCAGAAACCCGGCAGCGGTGACGGCAGGTCACAGGATAACGGCGCGGGCGGTACGATGGCAGAGCAGTTCGCCGATGCGCTTGGAGGCTAACGAAAAGGAGTAAAGACACATGGCAATCAATACACTTGAGATGGCAAAGATTTTCCAGCAGGAACTCGACAAGCAGATGCTTACGGCGGGCACGTCCGGCTGGATGGAGGCAAATGCCTCGAATGTGAAGTATAACGGCGGCGATACGGTGCGCATGCCGAGCATTTCCACGACGGGACTTGCAAAGTATGACCGCGACAACGGATTCAATCAGGGTGCGGTAACTCTTGCTTACAAGGATTACACGCTCACGCAGGATCGCGGGCGTACGTTCCAGCTCGACTCGATGGATGTGGATGAGAGCAACTTTATCGCCTCGGCGGGAAGCGTCATGGGCGAGTTCCAGCGGCTGCAGGTTGCGCCGGAGATCGATGCCTACCGCTACAGCAAGATCGCGGCACTTGCAAAGGGCGCATCGCATGAGTCTGCGGCATTTACGCCAAGCAAAGACAACATTCTCGGTAAGCTCGATGAGGAGATCACCAAGATCCAGGACATCATCGGTGAGGATGAGCCGCTCGTCCTCATCATGGCGACGCCTGTACGCACGATTCTCAACGGGGCGAAGGATGTAACGCGCTATCTTGACGTTGCGGACTTCAAGGCGGGCGCAGTGAATACGAAGGTGCGCACCTACAACGAGATTCCGATCCTCTCCGTACCCTCGGCACGTATGAAGACGGCATATGTTTTCAACGACGGCAAGACCACGGGACAGGAAGCGGGCGGATTCAAGGCGGACACGGGGGCGAAGTCCATCAACTGGATCCTCATGGCACGCCACGCGCCGATCGCCATCTCTAAGACGGACAAAGTGCGTATCTTCTCGCCGGACGTGAACCAGAAGGCGGACGCGTGGAAGATCGACTACCGCAAGTTCCACGACATCTGGATCCCGAGCAACAAGCTCGCGGGCGTTTGGGTCAACACGGGTGCATGAGGAGGAGCAGCATGACAAGACTTGTACGACTGAACGAAGTGCAGTATGCAGAGACGGAGCATCAGATTGCGGGACTCGTAGCGCAGGGCTTTGTCCCTGTGCCGCTGGAGGTCGCTGAGAACGTCGCGGAGAAGATTGTTGAGGCGGTTGTTGCTGCCTCTGATACGCCCAAGAAGGAGAAGCCCGCAAAGGGAAAAAAGGAGGGCGCTGCGCCGCTTGATGGTGATGAGCAGCATTGAGGCGTTTCGTCGCAACCTCCGGCTTGCTGTTGAGGCAAGTGCGGTGGAGGTTGCGACGACTGCCAAGATGGAGCACCGATACAAGCAGCGGAAATCACAGCTTATGAAGGCGGTGAGGATTAAGCCGGATGAGCCAAGTATGGAAAAGCACGTCTACCTTGATGGGAACGTCGTGCCCTATGCTGTCTTCATCCATGAGGGCATCAAACCGCATGACATTTTCCCAAAACGACGGAAGGCGCTGCGCTGGGTGGACGGGGTGACCGGGAAGCGGTTTCTCTATGCCAAGCGCGTCCGCTTCCCCGGATGGGATCCGGATCCATTTATCTATGACGCATTCGAATCCAATCAGGAGACGATCATGAATATATTTGACCGCTATACAGAGCGGGCGCTGCGGGAGGTGGAGGATGCTATTACAAGCAGACGCATTACAGGATAAGGACGAACTGCTCGGCACGTCCGTAACAGACGCGCTGATCAGAGAGGCGGAGGAGTACCTGCGTGCAGCGGCAGCAGGTCTCGGCGTTGCGTGGGATACCGTGCAGCCGACCTACTATGTGCGGCGATTCCTCACGGTCTATGTGTTCCGTGAGCTCTGCATACGTAAGAGCTACACCGGAGCACAGGCGTGGGGGAGCGGCGGTGCTGATGATAAGGACAGCTACGCCGGCAAGTACAGCTTTTATCGCGATGAGTTCAAGCGCCTTGAGGCATCCATGACGGTCGCAGCACTCACGGGCGAAGCGGTTAGCCGCGGCTATGGCAGCGTCGCGCTCTATCGGGGGTGATTGTATGCTGTGGCTAAAGGTACTGGAGAGCCTGCGGGAGCATCTGCGGGCAGCGAAGATCGCTGATGATGTGATTCTCGGCGGGTACAATCCCCGCAACGTGCGCCCTAACCCGAAAGGGAAGGGGCTTATCTATTTAATGCGCGATCGTGAGCGCCCCTCAAACACTGACCTCGTACCAGATACCAGTATCCAGATCAGCCTCGATACATGGGTACAATCAGATAACGAGAATCTGACCGTGGGATACGAAGCCCTCGCCCGACTTGAGAACGCTGTCATGGAGGCGCTGCGAGAGTACGAGGAGACAGTGACATGGGTGACGGACGGTGTGCAGCTCATGCGGGTGCGTATTATCGAGACCGGCGGCGACGACGGCAGCGTGCGCCCTCTCGTTGGCAGCCGCACATCACTTGAGATCATCGTCTATGAGGAAACATAAGGAGGAACGATATGGCACAACAGGCACGCGGATATAAATCCGCGATGGTGATTGACTTTGAATCCTCGTTTGGAGTCGCACCAGGAACGAAAAAGGGCGTAGCCCTGCCGATGAACAGCAACGATCTCTCGAAGGCGCAGACGCTCATCGAGTCGGACACGATCACGAATACGCGTAACGATACGCAGCCGGCACTCGGGCGCGTCAGTGTGGACGGGGACATCGAGATGCCCGCAGACTATGTGTCCGCAGGCTACATGCTCAAGGCGCTTTTCGGCAGCCCCAAGACCACGGGTACGACGGCGAACAAGACGCACGTCTTCACGGTCAAGGATAATCAGCCGTCCATCATCGTGGAGAAGGCGTTCCCTGACCTAGGCAAATACATCCGCTACAAGGGAGTCAAGATCAACACCTTCTCCGTTGACTACGGGCAGGACAGTGAAATGACATTTAAGTATGGCGTCATGGGCGCGTCGCGCGAGCAGGATTCTGCGGCGTATGACAGCGCGGCAAAGGCGGCAAAGCTCCTGCGCATTGCACAGAACCACGCATACATCAAGATCGACGGCACAGAGAGCCGTATCGTCAAGGAAGGCTCTCTTGAAGTGAGCGCGAATCTCGACGGTGATCAGTATGTTGTCGGAGGAGGCGGAGTGCGCGGGGATATTCCCGAAGGGCTCATGAAGGTTTCGGGCAGTCTCAAGGCACTTTTTGTTTCGACGGATTGGATGGACAAAGCAGACACAGGTGCTGCCCTTACTATGGAGATCGGCTTCAAACTCGACGAGAATACATCACTCGTTTTTGCGATGCCGACCGTACAGTTTGAGCCATTCGACGCGCAGATCAGCGGCCCCGCAGGCGTGGTCGTCGATGTAAAGTGGCGGGCATTCTCAGCAGACGGCACGAGCATTGTCACGACGACGCTCAAGAATCAGCAGGAAGCGTATTGAGGCAAAAGAAAAAGCACCTTGCGGGCGCAGAGTGCTTTTTCATGCTTCTACAACGATATGAGGAACTTTCAGGGGTGTTAGCCTTTGGGTGGATATGGGTCATGCCCATGGGAATCTCGTTCACGAATGGTTCCATCTTTTCTATGGATGAATAGCTCGGTTTCTTGATTCCTGGAAATTTCCCTTGCATGCTGAATGGCTTCTTTTTGAGTGTTAGTAACAATCGTAGCCCGTTTGTTACCTTCTCCCTTTACTGCCCAGCCATCGCCATGTGGAACTACATGCTGGTTTGGCATAGTATCACCTCCTTATGAGTATCAAATCTTGTTTGAGAATGGAGCTGTTATGAAAAAGGTCATACCGTTGTATCGTTGGGAAGTTATTGAGTATTTTTGGGGGACGGCTGTCCGGGAAGTGCGGACAAAAAAATGGGTCAAGGCCTTCCTGTGCCCAGATGGGCGAGAGATTGATTTACAGGAAACGCCCGTCGAAATTCACGAAAATGGGATTGAGTTCCTGTTTATGCCTTACTCACGCCGAGTTCGCGCATGAGGGCGTTCTGCAGGATATTCGAGAAGTTGATGTTGCGCTGCACCGCAAGCGTGTCCAGCCATCGGGGGATGGAGAGGTTTTTTCGTACGGCTTTGGTATCATGCAGCCGGCGATAGGCGAGCGTATCCGCGCTGATGAGCGTTGCAAAAGTGCCCTCATTACCGTTCAGTGACGAAATGGGGGAAGGTGCAGGGATTTCCATGTGCTCCTCTTCCATGTGCCAAAGCATGAGATTTAGCGCATCGGAGGCCATATCGAGACCTTCCGGAATGGATGCAGCCTGCGTGAAGCATCCGTCAATGTCTGGGAACGAGATGAAGAAGCCTCCTTCTTCGGGGTGAAAAAGAGCGGGGTATACATATTTCATAGAGGCTCATCCTTTCTATGGGTTATTTCAATCCTGCTTGCTTCATGATGGCGTTCGTGAGTCCTGTCCCTGTTTCTTGGCTGCTGTGGCGTGGAACTTGGAACAGTCTCTTTGTGATAGGGCTGTACCAGATGTCGTGACTTCCGCCGCTCCTCTCTTTGTAGCAGCCGTTCTTTTTGAGAATTTTGATGAGTTCAGAAATCTTCATAGACACGTCCCCTTTTAACGAAAGTATACACAATATTACACAATAAAACAAGACTTTAGGAGGAACAAAATGACAAACGAAATCACGATCCGCTCCCTTACCGTGAAGGAAATGCGGGAGCTGCGCAAGGCGGGGTATGACCCCGCTTTTGCGGATAGGGACGACAGCGCCGCCGCCACGACGGGCATGGTGGACTGGATCCTCGATAACGTCTACGGAGATCAGATCACGGATGATATGCCCTACAGCGAGGCATTCCGAATCGCGACGGATACTTACGCCATGACCTATGGTCGGGAGACCGAAGTAAAAAACTAGAGGCCGTCTATCGGTGGGAAATGTCGGAAAGCCCCGAATACTGCGCAATGTGTCGTGAGGTATACGCGCAGGAAGGGAAGCATCCGCCTTGCAGTGGATGTGAATTCGAACGTCCTGCACTGATGGACGAGAATATGGAGGCGTGGGCACTGTGGCGGCACATACAGACACAGGTGCGCACGTCATTCGAGGGTGTTGTTGGCATCGATTATGTCGCCGTGCGGCAAGTGGCAGAGGTCTTAGGGGTTGACTTAGACCTTGCCATGCTGCATAAAGTGCAGACGCTTGAGGGAGTCATGCTGCAGGAGGTGAGTAAGAAGAATGGCAAATAAAGAGATCTCCGTCGCGATACGTGCGCGGGATTATGCAACGGCCGCATTTGAGCGCGTGCGTCAGACGGTCGCATCGATCAAAGATCAGACGATTAACGTGCGGGCGAATACAGGCACAGCACAGTCGGCCGTGCAGAGCGTCAGGGATAAGCTGGCGGGCATCCGTGACAAGGTCGTCAATCTCAGGGTAAATACCAATGGCGCAGCGGGGAACGTCGAGGGCGTGACCGCGAGTCTCGGCAGGCCGGCCCCGCCAGCGCGCGCGAGGCCGTAGCGGCGCGTAAAAATTGCTCCCATGCCCAAGCTACCGCGCACCGTGAATGTCCCCGTGCCGGCTAGCCCTACCCGCCCCGCGCTCCTCCCATCCCGAAATGGCGCAATGACGCCATTCCCCGGACGCGCAGGAGCC